CCCCCACAATCAACAGGAACCGACATGACCTATGATGTGCGCGCTATGCAGGCGCGGCTGGTGTCCATGGGCTTTGATCCCGGCCCGGTAGACGGAGCATGGGGGCCGCGCACCCGTGCCGCTGTAATCGAGTTTCAGCTTGCCAACGGCCTGAAGCCTGACGGCATTGTCGGACCTGCCACACGCGGCGTCCTGTTTGGGCCAGCGGCGCGCCCGCCTAAGCCCGCTGAATCGGTGCCGCTCGATATGCCGTGGCTGGTAGAGGCGGAACGCCTGCGCGGCACACGGGAAGCCCCCGGCGCACCATCCAGCCCCATCATCATGGATTGGGCCGATGATCTGGGCATAGCTTACCCCAACGATGGCGTGCCGTGGTGCGGGCTGTTTGTGGCGCATTGCATCCGCACGGGTCTGCCGAATGATCCTATCCCGTCGAATCCGCTCGGGGCGCGCAACTGGCTCACCTACGGGCAAAGCTGTTCCCCTCAATTCGGCGCGACCCTTGTTTTCTGGCGCGGGTCAAAAGCCGGGTGGCAAGGCCATGTCGGGTTTTATTGGGCCGAAGATGACACGGCATTTCACGTCCTGGGCGGCAATCAATCTGACTCGGTGTCTGTCACCCGGATTGCCAAGACCCGCTTGCTATGGGCGCGCTGGACGGCCTACGCAACGCCTCTGGGCATCACCCGCCGTGCCTCACCGGGCGGCGTCCTTCTGTCAACCAACGAAGCATAGGAAACCCCCATGTCCGACCAACTCCCCCCGCTGCCGATCTGGCAGGCGCGTTCATTCTGGCTGACCGTCACAGCGTTTGTCGGCTCTATCCTGCCGCTTCTCGGCATCAACTGGCCTTGGGTGACTGACCCCGCTACCGTTGACACCATCATGCAGGTTGTGTCTGGCGTGGCCGCTGTGTTGGCCTTGCGCGAGCGGGCTAACCCGCATCGGCGCTTGACGCTGAAGTGACGGCGTTAACATGACGCGGGCAACGTGTTAACGATCTGCGGTTTCGTTAACACGTTCTTCGAGAAGCGCCCGCAGTATCGCCAGCAACCATGCGCGGGCGGGGTTGTCGGCCTCACCGATATGTTCCGCTGTTAGGTAGCCGACATCGTGCAAGGCTGTCTGCGACACAGATGCGATATTGCGGAATACAGAGAAATTCCACCCCGGCAAGACCACCTCATGCAGCGCCTTGGCGGCGTCGATTGAGCCGTCATGGGCGGCGACGAAGTTTGCCCATATCTCGTCGTCATCGCCAAGCGCGAGCGTGATTAGCTGCGACTGCTCACGCGGCACGGCCCATCCGTTGGGGTCGCCTGTTGCCGTCCCCGCCTCCACCTGTTCCAGTAGCGCCCGTAGCGCATCAAGCCGGGTCATGGCGTCGGCTCCTTGAGAAGCATTTTGAGCAAGGCTCCTTGAGCAGATTTTAACCTCTCATAAGTCTGGTCCGATTGCTCTTGAATCCCCATTACCATCCCCGCTGCCGGATGCTTCTGGGGCCAAATCCCGATAGCCCCAGACACAGCGCCCAAGACATTGCTGATAGTGTCACGTTCTTGATCCGTCATCCCGTCACCCATTCTGCCCATTTTTCCATAACAATTCGCCTCTGCTCTAGGATGTCCGAACGCGCATACGCACGCTCTACCTTACCCCCGATCTGGTGCCCAAGGATCGTCTCGGCCACGTCATAGGTTGTGGCCCCGGTGTCCTGCACCCAAGCCCTGAATGACGTGCGGAACCCATGCGGACGGCCCGCCTCACCCATCACGTTTAGCGCCTTCTCTACAGCCGTTGACGTGATCGGGCGACCTTCCCGATATGACGGGAAAAGGTAGTCGCTCGAATACTCACGCGCCAGCTTTGCCACACGACTGGCTTCTTGTGTGACAGGAACGCGGAACGGCTTAACCTTGCCTTCCTGGCCCTTGATGCGATCCGGCGGCACGGTCCACACATCCCCCTCAATTTCGCAGAACCGCGCCCCCCGGCAACCATCCAGCCGCACTTGTGTCAGGATCATCCAGCGCAGGCACAGACCCGCCGCGCTATGCGGTAGCCTTGCATACAGGGCGGGCACGTCCTGCCATCGCGTGGCGACGATATGCGCGGGCTGGTGGACAACATGGCCTAGCATGTGTCTGGCTTGGTCCACCATGAAAGGATCGCAGTCTATCCCTTCAAGTCTGGCCTGACGGAATATGATGTGGGTCCGCTGTAGCGCCTTCTCGGCTGTCGGGTGCTTGGCTTTCCAGATCGGCTTGAGCGTGTCGCGTATATCGGCGGCTGTGATATCCCGCATCGCCTTTCTTCCCAGTTTGGGAATGACGTAAAGGCGCAAGGGGCTATACCATCGCCCCCGCTCGCCATCACCCCGCAGTGTCGGTTTCTTGGCTTCATACACCTCCAGCGCCATTTCCTCTAGTGTCGGGTGCCTGACCGTGCGAGCGGCCTTCTCAGCGGCTTCCAGGGCGGTCCTCCGGTCGATAGGGTCATCACCCCCGGCTAGCACGGCTTGCCACTGGTCGCGGCGTTTTCGCGCCTCTGCAAGCGTTGTATCCGACAGACTGCCAAGCCCCATTTCGCGGCGCTTGCCAAGTCGCGTGTAGCGCCAGACCCACCGCCCGCCGTCGCCTGACTTGTGCAGCCAGAGGCCCGCCCCGTCAAAGTGCCGCCCGTCAGCCGCATTCTTGATCCCGACCGCCGTTAGCTTGTTGCGCATCGCCCACCCCCGTTTTGGGGCCAGTTTGCGATGCGGCGTCGTATGCGGCAAGGGCGGCGGTCATTGTGGCACTCGATCTTTGCGCTCACACATGCCAAGGCTGACGCCCATTTCAAGGCCCTTTTCGGTTAGGGCGTTGTAACCCTTGGCGCGGAACGCCAGCCCGTTCTCGACCAGCCATGTGCGGGCTGCCTTGCTGACGAGGTTCCCGTCCCACGTCGGGCCGTCCTTGAACATCTGCCAGAGAGATTCATTAACGCTGGATGGCATCGTGCGCAGATCAGCAGTCATGACGTGTCTCCTCGGGTGGGGCGGGTATGGGCATCAGGGTGCGTCCTCAATCGGGTCCAACGCCAAGGTGAAGCCAGCATCAATGACACGCTCGCAGACATCACAGAGGATAAAGCGGTCTTCAACCGGCACGACCCACCCGAAATCATCCGTGTCGAAGTCGACTTCGTGCGCGGTATTATCCCCGCACTCGCAAACCAGCGTCATTGTCACCGATGACACAACGGCGCGTGTGGTGATGATCGTACAGTCGGTCATTCCCGAAACCCCGCGCCGCATTCCTTGCACTGGCAGGCCATGTGGTTGTTGTAACCAAGAGCGATCGACACGCTCACGGTCTGGACGCCTCCGCACGAAGGGCAATCCTCAACTGCGCTTGCCCGTTTCTCTACAAGCATCTTGCTTTTCCAGCCTGAAGCAGCCGCCATCAGCTTCATGGCCTGCCGCATCATTTCGCCGGTGCGCCGCTTATCCTCTGCGACTTCCTCGGGGGTTTTGGCGTCATAGTGCTGGCATGTGGCCTTCCTTTCCGGGCCTGGACGGCACGGAAGCATGAAGGCTATTCCGGTCTCGCTGCCGCCATTTGCGGCTATAACGATCTTTCTGATCGGGTAGCCCTTGTCGCAGGCTTCCCGCCCTTCACCGTCGCAAGTCAGAAAAAATCGACCTTTGAAATGACGACAGGTCGGGCCAAGGGACCCGAGTCGTTCTGCAATTTCAGTCATGGCGTGTCTCCTCGGGTGGGGTGAGGGCGCGGATATCAGCAGCAGATTCACTGTGCCCCTTGGCATTCATACGGTGGGCAAACCACGGATTTGATCCGCCCCTGTATTGTTGCGACCTGGCAAGCTCATCAGCCTCACGCTCGTCATGCCATGCAGCCGCCGCATCCCGCCCCGCTTCCCATGCTTTCCGTTCTGCTTCAGTCATGGCGCATCTCCTTTGGCGCAAATGCCTTCACGATGGCTCTTTCAATTTCGGCCTGCATAGCGCCAGAAATCTCGGAGTCAGTCTTGCTGTGCAGGACTTGGCGGACATTGGACCAAACGCTTGCCTTGAGTTCGGCGTTCACCTTCACCAGTTCCGCAATTTCAGCTTCAAGGCAGCGGTTGCGAGCCTCTGCGGCGAGGCACTGGCGGGCAAGGTCGGGCGCGGCCTGCGACAGTGCGGCCAGCCCCAGAAGCGCGGGATCGGCTGAGACGGCGGCGGCGCGTCGTTCGATGGCATTAAATGCGTCGAAAAGTTCGCCTCGGGTGTAGCGATCTCTTTCGTCCTCGGCCCGCATCTCAACAAAAGACGCAGCGTCCGCATACACAGCCGCTATGACGGCGGCGAGGTGGTCAGTCATGGCGTGGCTCCTTGGGGGACAGGCCAGCAGCGGCGAGGCCCTTTGGTGTCAGAATTGCCTTTGTCCAAGGAAACGGCGTCACGGGGTCTGGCTCGATATAACCGCCTTGAACAATGAGCGTCATGGTCGAGGCAATCCTGTCGTTTTCAGTTGCGTCCCAAATCGAGAATCGCCCGACCTTGTGAAGAACCCGCAAGACTGTAGCCATGTCGCCTTGTTTTTTCTTTGGCACGGCGTCCAGCGATGTGAAGCAGTCAACGTGTGTCATCGTCATCCCTTTCTATCCCCCACTTTACCCCCACATTGGGGCGCGCTTTTGTGGAGCCTGTTGCTCTCTCATGCGACAGTCAACGCCCTAAGTCCTTGCGTTATCAAGGGTCGAATGCGCGCTCATGCTGCGTCATGCACCGCTAGCGTGGTGCCTTTCATCCGCACCATTTTCCGGCGTAAACCATTGCAATGCAAGGCTTTTGTGCATCAAGGGGCATTGCTGCCCCCCGATTTACCCCCACTTGCGATGACGGCGGCAACTTCCGTCACTTCCGGCCATATGGAATTGTCGGAGAACCTTGAGCGTTCATCGCTGGCGAGGCGTTGGCACAACGACCAGTATTTGCCGCGATACGTCGCCGCCTCGGCTTCTGCCTTCAATTGCGCCTCATAGGCCAGTTGCGCCTGTCCCGCGTCGGCAAGGGCTTGCATCGCGGCTTCGCGTAGATCGGCGCGCAGGCGTTCCACTTCGGCCTGTAGCGAAGTGAGAGCGTCAAGAATGACCCAATCTTCGTAGCGCGAAAGAAGTTGGCCAGTGTGTAGTTTTCGGCGCAGGCTGATAAGTTCCGGCGCATCCATCACGCATCCCCCTTTTCGATAAGCGCCCGCAACTGCTGTATTTTGGCGCGCAGTTCATCGCGCTCAGCTACAAAGGCTCGTGCTTCTATCAACAAGCTAAGCATCTCGTCACGTTCAGCCTTGATGGCGCGAAACGCTGCCCAGTCGATCTCTTCGCTGGCGTGGTAGTGGCGGCAGCTTGACCCGTATTGAGCACTTTCTGGCATGGCGCAGAACGCATCTATCAAGGCGTCTTGATACTTCGCAGCCTGTTCTTTTGTGTCAAAGGCAAATACCGTCAAGCGCACATACCAATAATCCTCTTCTGCATCCGTCATCCTTTCACCCATCCCCCTTTTCGATTAGCGCGTTCAACTCAGCCACGTCGATGAACGACAGCCGCCCCAGTTTGTATATCTTGACCAGTCCCTTAGCGGCCCATCGGCGGGCAGTGGTCGAGTGGATGCCGAAATGGTGCTGGACATCGCAAAGCCGTATTTTCTGCGGCGCGTCGGTCATTCCTTCCGTCCCTTCGGGTTAAACACCGCCACTGACACGGGGCGGCTGATCGTGTCGCGCCGCCAAGATACGCGGCCTTCCTTGAGCAATTCGGCGGGTGTGGTAATGGTCATCGGCATAATTCGTATCCTTTGAATGTCAGCGTTAAATTATCACCTGTAACTCAGGCGCTCGTTCAATCTGGCGACCTCTTTCTCAAGGTCATCAATTCTTGCTTTTGCAACAGCGTCACCAATATGGGCGGCAACCGCGCTTCTTATCTCCATTGGGTCGTAGCCTTGCGTAAGCGGGAAGCGGGCAAGCGCCCATTCTTTCCCAGACAGCAGCGCCTGCACGGTGTCATGCACCATTGACCGGATAGCGCCTTGCGCGTTGTATTCTGTGTCTTGGATCAGATAATCCCTGAAGTCGTCCCATATCCGGTCACGGATTTTGCCGGATATTTCATTTGTAATCTCATCGGCAAGCGGCTTCAGGTGTTCATCTGTCCAGCCTCTTGCAAAGGCATCCATGAACCGCCGCGCCGCGAAGTATTCTGGGCCAAGCGTCGGCATTTGCAGCGCTTGTGCAATATCATCTTCTGTGAAATAGTCGCTCATTCCGCCGCATCCATTCTTCTATCGCGCCAGTAATCGGCGGCTTCGTCTGCATAGGCTTGGTCGCAATCCCGCGCATGGGCGAGCAGCGCCTCGGGATCGGGGTTGAACGCATCGGCCAGCCAATCGGGGCAAGGGTGCGCTTTGCCGTTGCCGTCACGGATGACAATGCGCTGTATCTCGGGTGTCGGATACTCGGCAGGCTCATATCGCGTGGCGGGCAGAAACCGGGACACGGTGTAATCAATCTCCGCCACCAGCCCCAAATCATTGACGGTAAATTCGTCGGTGATGGTGTAGGTCATACCGCCACCCCTTCAAACTCCCCGCCGTAGCGGGCTTGATCTGCGTCATAGGCGGCTAGCGCAGGGCGGGCCTTGCGCAATGCCTCGTCAAGCGCGGGATAGTCATAGGCCGCGTGGTCATCCTCGGCATAGTAGGCCATCGCAAAGACGGCTTCCCGCAACGCCTGGGCCAGTGCTTTTGAGTGGTTATTCGACATAATCAGCCCTTTCCACAATGATGACTTTATGGGTCAGGTTGCAATGCTCGCAAAGAACGGCAATGCCGATTGGGTTCCATTCCCTTGCCACGCGATAGTCATATGTGGCGACGTAATGCGGGTCTTCTACGACAGCATCGTAAAACGCTTTCCGCCCGCAGTTGTCGCAAAGTTTGTAATCAGACGAAGCCATTATTCCGCCATCCCGTCATAATGACCCCTTGCGGCGTCAACCATTGCGTCACCGAGGGCCTTCTTGCGCTGGAGCAAGAGCCAGCTTTCAACCTCGTCCACATGCAGGCAGTCGCCCGCCGCAATAATGGCCAGCAACTTCGTCACGTCGCGGGCATCGCATGTGCCACGCTCGCGGATTGCGGCGATGAATTGCGCATCAGGATGGGCCATTGTCGCTCTCCATATCTGCGGTGACAATTTCGGCTTCATGGCGTGACAGGCGCAGCGTCGAGGCGCAGCGGCCATCGCGGATGATGACAACCCGGCCACCAAAGCGGCGGTATGATGTGATGCGGATGGTCATCACGCTTCCTCCATTACCTTATCGGCCCATGCCATTGCGGCGATGCGGGCGGTTTCCTCGTCATCCGGTGTGGCGATCTGGAACGCTTTGCGGCGGTTCAGCGCGGGCAAATCCACCAGCCAGCAGGCCGGGTCATGCGGCGTGTCGCAGACGTAAATCAGCGAAGGGGCGGGGGTCATGGTTCTTCTCCGCCGTAGCCGTAGCCGTCGCCGTAGCCGGAGCCGTAGCCGTAGCCGTAGCCGTCGCCGTAGCCGGATCCGTCGCCGGAGCCGTAGCCGTAGCCGTAGCCGTAGCCGGATCCGTCGCCGGAGCCGTAGCCGTAGCCGTCGCCGTAGCCGGAGCCGTAGCCGTCTCTCGACGGGTCATACCCGGTAAAGCAAACCACGGCGACCATCACACAGCCTCGATACTGGCGGCGGCTTCAGCGGTCACATCAATCAGCGCGCAGGCATTGAAAACCGTCATTGTGGCCGATGCGGGCGAAAACTTGCATTCCGACTTTTTGACGCCATAGGTCGCCACATCAATCAGCGTGATGCCTTTGGCGGCGCACCACTTCCAAAGCTGGCGCGCATCGGTCAGGCTGATCGTGTCGCCGTCATTGCTGACATAGGTTCCGTAAATCACGCCAGCGTCCTTGCTGCGCACGATCACCTTGCGGCCAATCTGGCCAATGACGGTTGCGGGTTTCGCCGGAGCGTTCATGCCTTCAAGCAATGCAACGGCTGCTTTCAGTGTGGTGAGGTCCATTTTAATTTCCTTGGCTCTGAAGGGGTGAGCGGGGCCGAAGCCCCGAGGGGTTATGCGGTGGTTTTTGCCCAAGGGGCCGAAATGATGACCCAACGCGGTTTTTCACCCAGCTTGGCGATGTTCGACCAGCACTCGCCCAAAGCGTGGGACGGACCCGCTTTCATTTTGGCGAGCATCTCGGCGCTGCTGATTGGCTTGGCGGCTGCGGTCATCTGTCTGTCTCCCATCTGTGCCTCGCGGCGTTCTGTATGGGGAGAGACTATGTTCTCTAAAAAGACTAGTCAACAGAAATGTTCGCTATGGCGAATAGAATATTTGTCCGGACAACAGCCAGACAAGATTCTGCTAGCTATAAAAGCTAACACGCGTTAGTTGTGATGGCAGGTGTCGAGGGGTTGCATGAAAATTTCACGCTTGCTTGCTGCGTTGCGCAAGTTGAGTCACGAGGAGAAGCGGGACGCCCTAGTGGCAGTCAGCCTTCTTGTGGCGCATCAAGAAGAGCAAGAATGCCGCGCCGCTTCGCCGGGTTCTCGTGAAGGGCCTTCAGAATGGCCACATCATCCGGCAGAGCATCGACGCCAAGGATGATATAAAGCGGGCTGACCGGGATCGCGTCACAGACAGCTAGCAGCTTGTCTATCGACGGGTCTTTGTCCGACTCCAGTATGCCAAACACATAGCCGGGGGCGGCGCTGGCTGCCAACGAGATAGCGCGCATGGACTTGCCACTCTGCGCCACGGCTTCCCTTAGCCGACTTCTCCAGGCTTCATTTTTCATGTGGTCTGAGTAACGGAACGTTACCATTGGGTCACGTCTTTCATAGAAAACGCTTGACGTGTTCTTTTTGGAGAATACAATGCGGGCATGTCAAACAAACCCCTCCTTGAACTCGTCAACGAATTCCTCACCGAAAGCGGTATGGGGCCGACCTACTTTGGCAAGCTGGCAGCCAACAATACGGAGTTGGTGAACAGGCTTCGCGCTGGTCGTCCCGTTCTGACAAGCACCGAACAGCGGGCGCGAGAATTCATAATGCAACGTTCTCAAATGCGTTCTCCGGTCAATCCCGCTCAAACGGCGGCTGAATGATGGCCGGTTCCTTGCCTTCCAGAGACGTGGCCACACTGCTCCCCGCATACAAGGGGGCGTTAACCTTTTGTGCAGCACGCGAGGTGCAGAATGACGCCTGAGCAACGTCTTTGGCAGGCTGTGGTTTATCGCGCCGCAATGGATGCGCTGAACCCAACCGATAGCGACGAGGGGCTGAAAGCGCAGCGGGAAGCTGACGTTTGGCTGCGGCGCAATAGCAAAGACTTTCGGCGCGTCTGCAATCTCGCTGGCATTGACCCCGACTTTATCCGCGATGCCTACGTGGCAGGCCGGATTGATGCGCAACTCCTGAAGTCCGTGGAGAAGGCAGCATGATCCGCTTTGCCCCGCTCCTGTTCATCGGATCCCCCGCATCCGTCGAGGTTGAGGAAAGCCAAGTCGGCAGCGTGCGAGTGACGCCTATGGGGTTAAGCTGATGGGCCGCGTTCTTGCTTGGTGGTCAACTGGCGCTGCTAGCTATGTCGCGGCCCGGCTTGCTCTTCGTGAATTTCCGGACGCTTTGATTGTTCGTTGCGAAACTGGGAACGAGGACGAAGACAACCACAGGTTTGAGGCGGACGTGTGCCAGCGGTTGGGGCGTGAAATTACGCTCCTGCAATCGGATGACTATGCTGACGTCTGGGATGTGTGGCAAAGGCGGCGGTTTATTTCGGGGCCAAAAGGCGCGCCATGCACGGCAGAAATGAAGATCGCGCCCCGTTTGGCATTTCAACGGCACGACGACCTGCACATTTTTGGCTATACTGCTGACGCGGAAGATGCGGCTCGGTTTGAGCGGCTGCAACAGAATTTCTTTGAATTGAATTGCCGCGCGCCGTTGATTGAAAAAGGATTGACCAAAGCCGCGACGCTCGCATGGGCGGAACGCGAAGGGCTGAAGTTGCCGCGTTCTTATGCTATGGGCTTTCCAAATGCAAACTGCCTGCAAACGGGTTGCGGGAAGGCGACAAGCCCCAACTATTGGGCATTGTTTCGGCAAGAGTTCCCCGAGCGATTTGCACGCACAGCAGCTTATAGCCGTGAAATTGGCGCACGGCTGACGCGCATCAATAACGAGCGCATCTTTATAGACGAAATCCCTCAGGATTGGCCAACGCTTAACCCCATTGCGCCCGTCTGTGATTTTATGTGTGCCATCGCTGAACAGGTGGACGCATGACCCATTCCAACGCCGCGCACTGTCTCCCTCACCCTCCCGAGGTTGCGGCGCAACTGCCCCCCGTGGGCAACCCGTCCGGGCAACTGGACGGGGTTTCTCTTCAAGACGGGATCACATTGCTGATCCCCGGCAAGCCGTTTGCCAAGCAGCGCCCGCGTTTCAGCCGTGCAAGCGGCACAGCCTACACGCCAGCGGCAACCGTATCGTTTGAGCGTGTTGTCCAGCAGCTTGCCGCCCTGCGCATTCCGGCCCCGCTGGAAGGCCCGGTTAGCATCACGATCTACGCGACTTTCGCGCCCCCGCCTTCATGGCCGAAACGCAAGGTCGAGGCCCATCTGCACCGCCCGCATACGCAGCGCCCTGACCTGGACAACATCGGCAAAGCCATCATGGACGGGCTGAACCGCATCGCATGGGCAGATGACGCCCAAGTCGCTGAAATGATGGTCCGCAAGGTCTGGGGCACCACACCGCAGACAGTCGTCATTATCCGCAAGATCGGGGCAACAGATGCCGTTTGAAATAGAAATAGAAACACGCGGCCCGTCTTTCGGCTTTGGCAATTCGGTGCTGATGGATGGCATTCTTGACAGCCTGCCAACATCGGCCACGCAAGCGGAAATTGACGCTGCAACGGCTAACGCAATCCGCCGCGACATTATCAAGCCAAAGAAGGCCGAAACCATTCGCGCCCACTTTGCAATGCACTGGCATCTTATCGCGCCGCTCGCCGAACGGTCGCCAACCCTATTCGACGCAATCATCGAAGAACTGCACGAGCAGCTTCTTCAGAGAGCGTGAATCCGCGCCGGACGGTTTCCGGCATAACCGCGCTTTGCGCAATCGAAGAAAGTCTCGAAATGTTTGACATTGATACTGGCGACAACGGCGGGTCAAAAGGCCCGTGGATTTCCTGGTCCAGCAACGGCAGCGCAGAAAAGGGCTTTGCGCCCCGCTCTTGGGTGCTGCGTGACAAAGACGAAAGCGGCAACAAGGTCGAGGTGGCGCACCCCGCCTTTGTCAACGGCTGCGTGATGGACTTGGATTCCATCAAACTCGGATGGGAAAAGGACGGCGCAAAGGGCATGGCCCCCGAACGCCGCTGGAACCCGTCTATCTCGCGTGCAACCGAACGGCCCGATGACAGCAAGAAAATCAGCGGCGCTTTCGCTTGGTCCCGTGCTCTGTCCGTCAGGCTGGCAATCGGCAAGACGCAGGCCGCGACGTGGGAACAGGGCAGCTTTGCAGCCTATGACGCATTCTCCAAGTTGACAAACATCATCAAGGCAGAATGGGCGGCAAAGAGCGAGAACGGGCGGCTTCTGCCTCTGGTCAAGCAGTCGGGCGTTGAAAAGCGCGACTTGCCGTCAGGCTCGGCAAACATCCCCGTTTTGTTCATCGAAAAGTGGGTGCCGCGCCCGGATTGCCTCAAGGCTGACGCCCCCGTCATCGCCACTGGGCACGCAGAACCTGCGCCGCAGCCCGCACCTGTCCAGCAATCTGCGCCTGTCGTGAAAGAACACGTCCCGGCTGACGCTGATTGGGACTGACAGCCTGAACCAGTAGACACCTCGCCCCTTCGGGGGCGGGGCCTGACAACGCCAGTGGGGACGGGCGCACATGATGGCCGAAGAAGCATTGTTGCCAGACACCGCCGCGATCCGCCGCGATCTGGCATACATGACCGCACGCTGGCACGAACTAGACACACCCGTTGTCTTTGAAATCCGCGCCTTCAAGGAATTTTCACAGCCGCAAACCGCCAAGTTTTCTCCCGATTGGATTGATGAAGCCGTCCAGTGGGTCGAGGAGATGAACGCACTCGGCTATAACATCTATGCCGTCAGGAACCCAATCCGCCAGGACGTAAAAGGTTCCGCGTCCGACGCAGATATTGTCGCCAGCTTCTTCTTATGGGCCGATTGCGATGAACCCGCATCCGCCGAAAACGTCCGCCGTTGGGATGGTCCGAAATACAGCGCCGCTGTCGTCACAGGCCGCACCCCCGCCGTGCGCGTGCATACTTACTGGCAGCTTGCCGAACCCTGCACCGATATGGCGCTTTGGCGCGAGACGCAGGCCGCAATCGCGGGTCACTTCGGCAGCGACCGAACCGTCATCAATCCGTCGCGCATCATGCGCGTGGGCGGCACTGTCAGCTATCCCGCAAAGCACAAGCAAGAACGCGGATACGCCAAAGAACTGACAGCGATCCGGACGGAATACGAGGACGCCCGCGCCCCGGTCAAGATCGACCAGATGCGCCGCGCATTCGGCGCGCCCGCACCTGTCAAGACAGGCCCGACATTTGAAATCGACACAGGCGGCATCGGCTTGGACCGTGAACGCGCCACCATCCAAGCCCTGCAAGGCGTGGAGTGGCATAACGCGGTGATCCGCCTCGTTGCGTCCTACGTCGCCAAGGGCCTGTCAGACGCTGAAATACACGCCCTGACAGCCCCCCTGACGTTGGCAGGCTACACCGCAGACCAGACCGCCCGCGAAGTGCAGACCGCCATTGACGGGGCACGCCGCAAGGGCTGGACGCCGGAACAGACGTTCACGCCCAACATTGACACAGGCACACCACCAGCCCCCAAGGCCGCACCCGGCGTCGAATGGTATGACGACATCGAGCCTAGCCTCACTGACAGCTACATCGTCAAAGGCATCCTTGGCGCTGGCACTATGTCAGTTGTCTACGGCCCGTCCAACAGCGGCAAAACCTTCTTTGTCCTGGACCTTGCGTTCCACATCGCCGCAGGCGCGCCGTGGCGCGGTATCCGCGTCAAGCAAGCCGCTGTCCTGTATCTTGCCGCAGAAGGCGGGTCAGGCGTGGCAAACCGTATCGCGGCCCTGCGCATGGATACGGGCGTTTGTGACATCCCGCTGGCCCTACGCCGCGCCGGGATGGACCTGCTACATGACAACGCAGACCTGCAAACCATCTATGACCTCACCCGCGAAGTGCAGGCCCGTGGCGGCGATATACCCACACTGATCGTTATTGATACCCTGTCGCGCATCATGGCCGGGGGCGACGAAAACAGCGCCGCAGACATGACGCTACTCATTCGCAATATAGACGCGATCCGCGAAGCGACAGGCGCGCACATCATGCTTGTGCATCACACGGGCAAAGACACAGCCCGAGGCGCACGCGGTCACAGCAGCCTGCGCGCCGCGACAGATACAGAGATTGAAGTCCAGAACGAGGACGGCAACCGCGCCGCGATGGTCACGAAACAGCGCGACTACCAAGGCGGCGAAACCTTCCCCTTCAGCTTGAAGGGCGTGACGCTTGGCAAGGATCAAGACGGCGATGACGTGACCTCTTGCGTGGTCGAGGCGACCGATAGCGAGGACTTCAAGGCAGCAAAGAAGGCCGCAAAAGGACGCGGCAAGAACCAGCAGATCATCATGGAAACGTTTGACCAGATGGTCGCCGAAGGGCTGGCGCGGGGCAACCCCGGCGGCGTCGGGATCCCGGATCGTGACCAGTTTTGGGCGGTCGATACAGCCGAACTGAGACGCATTTCACAGGGCAAAATGATGGGTGAGGACACCGGAAAACTGTTCCGGCAGGCTTGGGACGCCCTGACGGCCAAGGAAGGCATTTTCGTGACGGGGGATAAATTGGCTTGGCGGATTGATCGTAGGAAAAACTAATATGAATCAGACACTTAGCACGTCACCGGATAAACGGATAAATCAGGATAAATTAGCCTTTATCCGGTTTCCGCAGGCCGCAGGCCCTTACCCGGATAAACGGATAAATCCCTTTAGGGTTTATCCGGTATCCGGTAGCCGGTGCGCGGTGGCCAAATGAGCCGCTTTCAACGCCCCCAGAAATTCGACCGCCTGACCAATCCCGACGCATCGGCGGTGGATACGGAAATCCACTACACGCTCGCCCCCTTTGATGAGGCTGCACGCGCCGCTGATCTGAAATGGGGCGTGGACCGTCTGCCCGGTCTGGTGTCGGATGAAATGGCCAAACGCTACGGACGGGCAAAGGCGGCACTGGACCAAGCCATCGCCGCCAATGACCCCGAGGCCGTCAGGCAGAACGCCGCCAACTGCGCCAAGGGACTTGCCGCGATGGACCGGGCGGCGACTGAAGCGGGGCACCCTGTCGCCAGCCCCGAGTTTTGGCAATTCGACGTTGACGGCTTTCGCTTCGCAATCCTGCGTGACGCCCGCATGTGGCCCGCCATGCAGGACCAGAGCCCGGACGTGCCATTCGTCACGCCGCAGGAATTGGCCAACGCTCTGCAAGCCTACCGCTCTGCATCGGCGCTCCCGACTGTCGTGGCGATCAAGGACCATTTCCCGAACGCCAAGATCACCAAAATAACCCCCGCCAAGGCAACCGACCTTGACGATGAAATCCCCTGGTAAGGAAACCGCACATGACTGAACGCCGCATTGAACTCGACACCGTGCGCAAGAACCGCAGCGCGCAAGAATACCGGATGGTCAACCGCGCCCGCTGCGGCGACGTGGAGGAAACGGGTGACCACAACGTAATCGTTATCCTGTGCAGAAAGATGGCCGATTTAGGCATGGAGGGCGAGGTTTCCGTATGGAGGGGGCCGACACCCGTCTTCCCCGCTAAAACCATAGCTGAATGGGCTACGGGCAATTCGTTGCGCGGTGAGCAGCCCGAACACCTGCGGAGGCCCGCATGAGTGCTGAAATCTCCCCCGAAATGCGCGCAATGATCGACGCCGCCATTGCAGCCGGGAAAGTCAAAAAGCGAAAAAAGTCGATTGAGCGCATCAACGACCAGCATGACATCTGGGCGCTGCGTCAACTCCACAAGGGCCACTATTCCCGCACTGTCGCCGACATCTGCGGCAAGTCATCCCATTACCTTCGGGCGCTCAAGTCCCGCGTCATCGAGGCGGACCTGAAGCACAGCGCAGGCGATGACCTTGAGGCCGCAAAGCGTTTCTGGGGGAAAGCATGATTGTCATTGAGCAACCCGCCCCGATCCGCGAACGCGCCCTATCCGGCCCCGGCGCGGCAGTCCTGAAAGCTGTAGCGGAAACGCAGGCAGGGCTAGGGGCTGCCACAATCAGCGCCGTAAAGCGCCGCGCCAAGACCTCAGAGCACGAAGCGCATATGGCCTTGCTGGCTTTGGATGCGGCCCGCCTGATCGTGTTTGATAGCGGGTTTGGGAATTACATGCGCGCCACGATGACGGACGCCGGGTGGGCGATTGTAGGGGGGAAGCCGCTATGGATGGCAGCATGAGGGTCTTGGTCGCGTGCGAGTATTCAGGCCGGGTCCGGTCTGCCTTCCGGGCGCTAGGCCATGACGCCTGGTCATGTGACCTTCTGCCGTCCGAGGATGACAGCCCGCGCCACATCCAAGGCGATGTGCGGGAAATGCTGCGCCAGCCTTGGGACCTTGTGATAAGCCATCCGCCATGCACCCGGCTCTGCAATAGCGGCGTGCGCTGGCTGGCAGAGCGCAACCTCTGGGCAGACATGCAGGCAGGTGCGGCGTTTTTCCTGGAATGCCTGAACGCCAACGCGCCGATGGTAGCCGTCGAAAACCCGGTCATGCACGGCTACGCCGCCAAGATCATCGGTCGCGGCCCTGACTTCACCGTGCAACCGTGGCAATTCGGCGACCCGGCAAAAAAGCGCACCTGCTTTTGGACGAAGGGGCTACCGCCTCTCACGCCCACGTCAACCATGACCGCAGCCGATGCACGCGCCGATTGCCATCTGGCATCACCGGGGCCGGATCGTTGGAAAGAGCGGTCGAGAACATACCCCGGCTTGGCGCAGGCAATGGCGGCGCAATGGGGCGGACAAGCGCAACAGGTGGCTGCATGACCCGCAGCGCCCACGGGAGCGTCACTGGCGGCGATGACGGGAAAATATGAGCAGGACTAGCCAAACCACAACAAGGGCGCTGTAGCGCCAAAAAACAGGGGCAACGAGCAATGATGCGGTTTACCGGAGTAATGATCGGCGACAAAATTGAACTGCCCCCACAGCGGGGCATCCTGGGCGACAAAATCCCGCCCGTCTGGCATGTGCTGGAGGTATCAGCGCAGAAGGAACGGGCGACACGCGAACGCATCAAGGCCGAGGGGGAATATGCGTTCTACCCGTCAGAGGAACGTGTCTGGTTTGTGAAGGGTAAGAAGTTTGAGCGCGAACAGCCGATGATTACGCGCATGGTCTACGCCAAATTCACCCGCGCCCCGCATTGGGACGTGATGAAAGAGCGCCGGATTATTACAGGCGTGTTCAGCATCAACGGCGTGCCCATCGCCATCCCGCCAGATATCATCCGTCGCGTGCAGGGCTTGCCAACCGATGCAGAGCGCCTAGCAGCGGCGAAGGCCGAACTTCTGCGCATCCGTGAAGGCGACAAGGCAGAATTGACCGAGGGGCCATTTGCGGGCCATGTGGTGGACGTGTTCAGCGTGGCACACGGGCGCGTCTGGTGGGAAACGATAACGGGCGTCAAAGGGTCATCCGCAACGAACGTGATGAAACGACTTGACGTGTAGCTACGTCTGTCTATACAATGCCCGCCAAGACCACGCGGCTAGTGCCGACATAAGCGCGGACGATGCGTAAGACGTGCGACGGGTTGCCTCCCAAAACTTGCGGGCAGCCCATCTGCGTAAGCTATTCCAACACACACATGAGGCATCCCCCGCGATAAGCGCAGGATGACGCGCATATGGACGAATTTCCCGCCTATAAAACCGTCCCTGTCGCTGATCTGGTGCCCTACGCTCGCAATAGCCGCACACACTCGGACGCGCAGATAGCGAAACTGGCAGCGTCCATTCGTGAGTTTGGTTTCCTGAACCCGATTATCATCGACGGCGCGAGCGGCATCATTGCTGGTCATGGCCGCGTGATGGCTGCGCAGAAGCTAGGGCTGCAAACGTTGCCCGTGATCGAGGCAGCGCATCTGACCGAGGCGCAGAAGCGGGCATACGTCCTGGCCGATAACCGTCTGGCTCTTGATGCCGGATGGGATAACGACATGCTCAAGATTGAATTGGGCGATCTGCAGGGTGAGGGGTTCAACCTCGAACTGACGGGCTTCAGCCTGACCGAGATTGCGGGCTTCCTTGATAAGACGGAAGGGCTGACCGACCCTGACGCTGTGCCGGAAGCGCCTGTGGACCCTGTGACGGTTCTGGGCGATGTGTGGGTAATGGGGCGGCATCGGATTGTCTGCGGGTCATCGACTGAGGTTGACACCGTGGACAAGGTGCTGGCTGGCGTGAAGCCGCACCTGATGGTCACGGACCCGCCTTATGGTGTGGAGTATGACCCCAACTGGAGGAACGAGGCAAAACGTGCGGGCGGCAAGGCTTTTGGGGCTTTTGCTGTTGGCAAGGTAGAGAATGACGGCAATGCGGACTGGCGCGAGGCTTGGTGCCTATTCCCCGGCGACGTTGCGTATGTTTGGCATGCCGGAAATATGGCACACGTTGTGGCGGAAAGCCTGCTTTCCTCGGGGCTTGAAATCAGAGCGCAGATTATCTGGGCCAAGCATCAATTCGTTATCGGGCGCGGTCATTATCATCCGCATCACGAGCCCTGCTGGTATGCCGTGCGTAAGGGCGCGACGGGTCATTGGGGCGGAGACAGAAAGCAATCAACCCTGTGGCAAATTCCCAAGCCGCAGAAGTCGGAAACGGGCCACTCTACGCAAAAGCCTGTCGAGTGCATGAAACGCCCAATAGAGAACAACAGCAGCCCCGGCCAAGCGGTCTATGAGCCTTTTTCGGGCAGCGGCACAACCATCATCGCAGCCGAAATGACGGGCCGCGCCTGCTACGCCATCGAACTGAACCCGGCCTATGTCGATGTGGCGGTCAAGCGGTGGCAGGACTTCACCGGGCAGAAGGCGGTTCTTGAGAGCGACGGCCTGACGTTTGACGAGACCGCAGAAACCAAGCGGGCTGCATGATGTCCAAGAACCCGCACACCCCCACGTCAGCCGAGCGGCAGCTTGTCCAGCTTCACAGCACCATTGGCACGCCGCAGGACGTTATCGCAGACCTAGTTGGCGTGGACCCTAAGACGCTGCGCAAGCACTATCGGCAGGAACTGGACCACGCCGCTGCGCAAGCCAATGCCGTTGTCGGCGGGGCGCTGTTCAACAAGGCCAAGGGCGGCGACACCACGGCCATGATATTCTGGATGAAAACGCGGGCTGGCTGGAAGGAGACGACCAAGCTGGAAGGCGCTGGCGATAATGGCGAACATATCGTGACCTTCAAGACGGTTTATGAGTGAGCATGTATTCCGCGTCAGGCGGTATCAGCGGCCCTTTCACGAAACATGGTCGCAGCTAAAGAAACGCCGACTGATCGAAATCGCGCATCGGCGGTGGGGCAAGGATGAAGTCGCGCTAAACGTTACCCGCGACTTGGCACTGCAGCGACCCGCGTCCTATTGGCATTGCCTGCCGGAATATTCGCAAGCCCGCAAGGCGATCTGGGCAGCGGTCAACCCGCATACAGGCAAGCGGCGGATTGACGAGGCATTCCCCGCCGCTGTCCGCGAAAGCGTGAACGAGCAGGAGATGTTCATCAAGCTGCGCAACGGGGCGACATGGCAGATTGTCGGGTCAGATCGTTATGACGCGCTTGTCGGCGCTGGCGTGGCCGGCGTGGTGTTTTCTGAATGGGCATTGGCCAACCCGTCAGCCTGGGCATACATCCGCCCGATGGTTGAAGAGAACGGCGGGTGGGCTGCGTTCATCACGACGCCTCGCGGCAATAACCACGCCAAAGCCATGTATGACATGGCGAAGGGCAACGGCAACTGGTTCGCCGAGGTTTCATCTGTCAGGGAAACGGGCGCACTAGGGGCTGAACAGCTTGAAGAGGCGCTAACCGAATATCAGGCGCTCTACGGAATCGACTTCGGTCTGGCGCTGTTTGAGCAAGAGTATCTGTGCAGCTTCACCGGGGCGATGGTCGGTGCCTATTTCGGCGCTGAGATGGCCAAGGCCGAACGTGAAGGCCGGATGGTGCATGTCGACGTTGACCCTGATTATCCCGTGCATACGGCATGGGACTTGGGGGCCACGCATAACAACCCGATCTGGTGTTTTCAGGTCATCAAGGACGTTCTGCGCATTGTCGACTTCTACATACCGGAAAGCGATGACGTTGCTGACTGGTGCAAGTGGCTGACCGATCAAGGCTACACGGGCAATGATTACGTGCCGCACGACATCCTTGTCACCGAATGGGGATCGAAGCGCACGCGAATTGAGGTGTTGCGCGGTCTGGGCCGCAAGCCGATGCGCATTCCCAAGGTTAGCGTGGCGGACGGTCAGCAGGCGGGGCGCACGGCGATCAACGCGGCGCTGTTCCATGACGGCCAAGACGCACGGGCGCAGCGTGTGGCGCATGGGGCTGATGGGCTGAAGTCATACCGCCGCGAATGGGACGACGAGCTGAAGACGTTCCGCATGACGCCAGTCAAGGATTGGGCCGAACATATCGGGTCCGCGTGGCGCTACCTCGGGCTGTCATGGCGCGAGGTGAAGGACGAAAAGCCAACGCCGCCGCCGCCGAAAGAAGTCATCTACACCGCCCGCCCTGACGGATCGGTTGTGAGCAATATGGGCGTCAGGGACCAGATCGAAGCGATGATCCGTCGCAAGAGGGGCAGCGAATGAGCGACGAATACGACGAAAGCGACGTCGACGCGGATGACGCGCCCGAGGGCATGACTGCCGACGAACTCAAGCGCATGGGCAAGAAGTGGCTTGATAAGATCAAGGCTGCCGAAAAGCGCGAGAAGGCGTGGACTGACGAAGCCGAAAAGGCCGAAAAGGCATACCTTGCCAACGATTCCGACAAAACGGAAGGCAAGCTGTATGAGTTCAACATCCTGCACAGCAACATCGAAACGATGGTGCCTGCGGTGTTCAACTCCGCGCCTGTGCCTGACATTCGTGAGCGGTTCCGCACCGGGGCAAGCGACCCGAACACGGCGGCGGCTCGCACTGTAGCGCAGATCATTGAACGCGCCATTTCCGTCCAGGTTGATGACAGCGCGCTTGTCATTGAAATGGAGGAACTGACGCAGGACGCGCTCTTGCCGGGGCGTGGCGTGATCCGGGTTCGGTTTGAGGCTGATGAGGAGGAGTTGCCGGGGCAGCCGATAGTTGACCCGTTCACTGGCCAGCCGATGCTTGACCCGATGACGGGCGCGCCGATGATGGGCGAACCGCAGATCGTCATCACAAACGAGCGTCTGGCCTATGAGTGCGTGTCATGGCGGGATTACCGGGAAGGCCCGGCCAACCGCTGGCAAGATGTGCCGTGGGTGGGGTTTCGTCACCGCATCCCTTGGGAAGAAGTGCAGCGCATCCAAGACCCGGAAATCAAGGCTATTCTGGCTGTTGCGGGCACGGAAGGCGAGGTTGAACCGGAATCCGACGCTGATACGGAAATCTGGGAAATCTGGTGTAAGCATAGCGGCAACGTCTACATGATCACCGCTGAAAATGGCGATGTGCTGTCGATCACGCCGGACCCGTTGGGGTTGAAAGGGTTTTTCCCGAACGCCCGCCCTGTGCAGCCCATCAGCGCGACAGGCGACCGTCGCCCAGTGTGCCCGTTCACGATTTACAAGCCGCTTGCTGATGAATTGGAGCGGCTGACCAAGCGCATTCGGTTCATCACCGAAGGGCTGAAGGTTCGCGGTTTTGTGGCGGGCGACAGCGCCGATTTTGAGCGGCTTTCCGAGGCAGAAGACAACCAGCTTATCACCCTGAGCAACCTTGAAGCCTACGCGGCGACGGGCGGGATTGAGAAGGCTATCGCGTGGTGGCCCGTTGACAAGGCTATTCAGGTTCTCCGCGAACTCTACGCCGCCCGCGAACAAACGAAGTCCATGATTTACGAAGTGACGGGCATTTCGGACATCATCCGGGGCGAAAGCAACGCATCCGAGACGGCCACGGCACAGCAGATCAAGTCGCAATGGGGCAGCCTTCGCATTCGCAAGCTGCAACAGCAAATCGAGCGGTGCGCCCGTGAGGTTTTCGTCATTTCGGCTGAACTGATCTGCAGCAAGTTTTCGCCGCAAACCCTGTCAAAGATGACGGGGATTCAGATTGACGAACAGGCCGCCGCTTTGCTGTCGCAGCCGCTGGATAACTACCGGATTGACGTTGAATCCGACAGCACGATCCGGGCGGACCTGTCGCGGGCCAAGGGCGAAATGGGCGAGTTCCTGCAGGGCACGGCGGCATTCTTCGGCGCGATGACCCCGATTGTGCAGCAAGCGCCCGCGTTGGCTGGCCCTGTGGCTGAGATTTTCGCGGCGTTCTCGCGTCAATTCAACCTCGGCAAGCAGGCAGAAGACGCGCTTGAAGAAATGGCGGCGTCGGCCAAACAGCAGGCATCGCAGCCGCAAGGGCCGTCGCCTGAGCAGATGAAGATGGAAGCGGACGCCAAGGCGAAGGACCGCGAACTCGGCATCAAGGAAAAAGACCTGCAGTTGCGTGAAGCCTCTGCGGAATTTGACGCTGTAGCCCAATTGGCGCGGCTAGAGCGCCCGGCCACGCAAGGAGCAATGAATGTCTGATGCAATTCACAACGTAGCCGCTGGCCCCGAAAGCCCGGCTTGGAACGCGGCGGCTGTCACGCCCGCCGATGGTTCAAACCTGACCCTTGTGCCCACACGCGCCCTGTATATCGGCGTGGGTGGCGACGTGTCGGTCTACATGGCCGGGCGCGCCTCGGATACCGCTGTCGTCTTCAAGGGGCTGCAGGCTGGTGAAGTCCTGCCCGTTCGGGTTGACCGTGTGCTTTCCACGGGGACCACGGCGACGGATATCGTCGCGTTATACTAAGATGCCGACTTTCGTATATGACCGCGAACGCGGGGTAATGGTCGACAAGGCCACGGGCGAACCGATGAACACAAAGCCACCTGAGGGTGGTTTCCCGTGCCCCCGCATCATCCAGGATATCCCCGCTTATCAGTCGCCGATTGACGGGCGGTATATCAGCGGGCGCAAGGCCAAGCGCGACGATCTGGCCCGTCACAATTGCGTTGACGCGGCTGAGTTGAAGACGGCCACGGGCGGCAAGTTCCGCAACAAGAAATTCGCAGAAAAATGGGGAATGACCTCCCGTCTAGCAGAGGATGCCAAATGACCGATCAAAACGCGGCTGTTGAAGAGACACCCGCCGAAGGCGAACGCGATGCCATGGGCGCGATCTGGGACAAGCTGACAGAGGAAAACGCGGTTGAAGAAGCGGAACCGTCGACCCCCGATGCACCAGAACCGCAACCGGAAGCGCCCGTCGCTGCGTTGGTTGATGAACCGCCGTCAGACATTCCGGCATCGCTAAGGCAGCATTGGTCGACCATCCCGAAAGAAGCGCGAGACGCTGTGATTGCAACGCAGCGCGATGCGGGGCGTAAACTGGCGGAACAGGGGCGGCTGGTCAACGGCGTCAAGCCTGTGGTCGACGTGCTGAACCGGGCTGTCAGGGAAATTCCCTCACTGGCGAAAATGACGCCGGATCAGGTGGCAAAAGACGTGTTTGAAGGCGCAAAGATGGTCGCCGCAATCCGGGCCAATCCGGTTGCAAACATCGTCAACTTGGCAAAACAACACGGGGCGCTTGACGCACTCAAGGCGCATTTGTCGGGGCAACCCGCCGGGCAGTCGAACGAGAGTGTCGCCGTAATGCGCGAATTAAACGACCTTCGGCGTAAGTTTGCGGAACTGTCTAACCCTGACATCAGGTCGGAAGAGGTTAGCCGGATTCTGGCACAACGCGAGACAGAGAGTTTCGTGACCGGCTTCGCAGCCGAAAACGCGGAAAATTGGGCACAGGTGGAAGCGTTCATTCCGAACATGATCCCCTTGGCCAAACAACGCCTTGGCTCTAGCGCCTCCGCACCGGACACGCTGGCCTTGGCATACGAAATGGCAGTTCACGCTCACCCCGATCTACGGGCAAAGATGCAGGCCGCCGCGCAAGCGCCAGCCTTGTCCGACCCCACCCGAACGGCGGCGCAGCGGGCGGCCAAGTCCGTGAATGTTACATCACAGCCCGGCAAAGCCGCTCCTATGACGGAGAAGGCAGCCATGGAAGCTGTATGGAACAAGCATAACCTGTAAGGAGTTCTTGGGATGGCACTTCCCTCGACTGTCTTCACGGAAATGGTAACGACCACTGACCGCACCTGGGGTCAGAAAGTTACCGACAACGTGAGCAAGCACAATGCGCTTTTGATGCGCATGAAGAAGCGCGGCAAGATCAAGACCGTCTCTGGCGGCTATGAAATCGCCGAACCTCTCGAATACGCTGAAAACGCGACCTACCAGCGCTATGCGGGATATGAAGAACTCAACACGTCCGCCTCGGATGTGCTGACTTCGGCGAAATACCCGTATCGTCAGGTTGCGCTGCATGTGACCGCCTCCGGGCGTGAACTGCGCATGAACAGCGGCAAGGAAGCGATGATCAATCTCGTGACCGCGAGAAAAGAAAACGCGATCCGCACCGCAACGAACCAGTTCGCCATTGACCTCTATTCGTCGGGCGCGCTGTCGGAGCAGATCAACGGCCTGCAGAACCTGATCCAGACGAACGGCGAAGGCACTGTCGGCGGCATCAACTCCACCACTTGGACCTTCTGGAAAAACAAATTCCGGGAAGCCACGGGGACCAACTCGGCGGCATCGCCGTCTGTTGCCAACGCTGTCGTGTTCAAAGCGGACATGAACAACCTTTGGCTGCAGACCACGCGGGGCACGGACAGCACCGATCTTATCGTCATGTCGCATGACTTCTTCTCGCTCTACGAAGTGGGTGAGCAGGACAAGCAGCGGTATGCCGACAGCGAGATGGCGCAGGCAGGGTTCACCACGCTGAAATACAAGTCGGCGGACGTGATCTTTGACGACAACTCCAACTTCTCCACCACGGGCGAAACGGCCTACTTCCTGAACACGAACTATCTGTATCTTGTTCAGCACCGTGAGGCCAACTGGACCCCCGACGCGGAGAAGAAACCCACCAACCAGGACGCGGTAGTCGTGCCGATTTACTGGATGGGCAACCTCGTTTGCACCAACCGGGCGCTGCAAGGCCGCCTGTTTGATGCCGCGTAAGGAGAAACGCTGATGGCTATCTATCTCGGCGCTGATCTGGACCAGAACTACACCAGCGATCAGCTCGCGGAAGGCAAAACGCCGAAACCCGGCGACGTCTTCTTCGGCACCCTTGGGCGGATTTACAAGTTCGTCCAATACGACACGGGGGCGGGTTCCGTCGCTGCCGTGGTGGGAAACATCTGCTATTACTACGCGCCCTCGGGTGCGTCGGCGGGTGCAACCACGGTTGTCACTTCGGACCTTTCTGACAGCGCCGGGCTTGGCGCTGGTGTCCTGCAGGCTGTCGCCGCTGACGGCGAGTATTGCTGGATTCAGATCAAGGGTGACGCGACCATCACCCCCGCTCTGACGGCTGGCGCGGACGGCAACGCCCTGACCGCTGTCGGGGCAACGGACGGCACGCTTGACGTGTCGGCTCTCGTGACTGATGCGGTTGTCGCCTATGCGGTCGACGCTTCGGCGAAAATCATCAAGTGCGAGTTTCCGTTCTAAGCAACTAGGGCGGGCGGCTTCGGTCGCCCGCTTCCACATCTCATAGGAGCAATCCCCGCAATGGGCATTCGCGTAATCGAGTTCAAGACAGAATACCGCATAGGCCGCGACCCCGCCGACTGGGTCCACTACAGCGGTTCTGACGCCATTTCAGAGAATGGGCAGCTTTCGTCGTCAACATGGGAACGTGTGAGCAAGCTGCGCCCGCCTGAGCAACTGGAGAACGACCCTGACGGCCTGAAAATGGCGGCGCTGCGCTACATCTGGGGCCAGATCGAACCCCACTACACGGCTTGGAAGGCTGGCGAGACGTTGCCCGATAGCGGCACGCCTTTGGCTGCATGGGGCGGCGTTACGGCTTCGCAGATTGCCGCGCTCAAGGGCGTCGGCATCAAGACGATTGAAGACATGGCAGGGCTGTCCGACAGCAACATGAAAAACGTCCTGCCGAACATGCGGGAACTGCGCACGCTGGCCCGGCAATGGATTGACCGTCGCCCCGATGCGGAGCGTGACGCGGAAATGGCCGAACTGAAGGCCAAGAACGAAGCCATGATGGAAATGCTGGCCGAACTGAAAGCGGAGCGTTCCGCCGAGGTTGACGCCGACAAGCCCCGCCGGGGCCGCCCCCCAAAAGCTGAGGCTGCGTGATGACAACTGTCGTGGAAATCCTGAACCGGGCCGCACGCAAGTGCAGCGTTAATCCGCCCGCAACGTGGGTTTCCGCGACAGATGCCACGTCAATGGAGTTGAAAGACTTCCTTGACGAAACCCGCGAGGATATCGCGGCGCGGTGTGACTGGATCGGCCCGATTGGAAAAACCACGGTCATTACAGGCACCGGGGCCGAAGACTACGATCTGCCAACCGACTTTCTGCGCCTGCAGCGTGACGATTATTCGGTCTATGAGCGGTCACGCACGCGGCGTCCCTGTATGCCGATCACGCGAGACGGCGAATGGGAATATCTGGACGAACTTGGCATCACCGGGGCGGAACGCTTTTACCGCCTGCAGGGCTATGACGAGAACTACACAATCGGCTTCAAGGACGTTCTCGAGACCGATCTGACCGTTGTCGTGTCCTATGTGTCCAAGAACTGGACAATCAACGGCGGCACGGAAAAGTCAGAATTCAGCGCAGAAGATGACGTGTGCCTGTTGCCGCGTCGTCTCGTTGAAGCGGGCATCACGTATCGGTTCCGGATGCGCAAGGCGCTGCCATACCAGGACGTGCAAGCGGAATATGAAATCCTCATGTCCCGCATGTCATCGGACAACCGGACGCGCCGGGCGATCAACTTCGGCGGCCAACCCAAGCGGCGCAGCCCTTGGGATATCCCCGTTCCTGATTTCATCCCGTCATCATGAGACAAGCCAAAACGGGGGCATTCCCCGCGCCCATTCGCGGCCTGCAAACGTCTGGCGTGCTGATGAATGGCCCGCCTGATGCAGCAGAAGTGCTGGACAACTTTATCCCGACCGACAAGGGGGCGCGGCTGCGTGGCGGCACGACGCTTTTCGCCACGGTTGATGACGCGGTTGAACGGCTGATGATTTACCGCTCGGGCGCTGTGGAACAGATGTTCGCCACGACCGAGACGACGATTGTTGACGTCTCCAGCGTTGTGGACGAGGCGACGGCGGAACAGCCTGACGTGATCGGCCTGACCTCTGGCGATTGGTCATTCCAGCAGTGGGGCACGGCGGGCGGGCAGTTCCTCGTTTGCGTGAACGGGGCGGACTATTACCATTACTATGACGGGACAGAGTGGAACCCGATTGTTGGGGTTGCCATCTTTGATCTGGCATATGACGCCCTGACCTTGCCCTTTGCTGTGGGCCAGACGGTCACAGGCGGCACATCCGGCGCGACGGCGACGATCTATAGTATCACGCCCGCAACGGCCACCACGGGCACGCTACGGCTTGGCACGATCACGGGCGGCCCGTTTGCGGATAACGAGGCAATCACGACCTCCACGGGTGCGGCGGTTGCGAATGGCGCGTCTGCGGCGGGGTCGACGGTCACACTGACGGGTGTTGACGGGCGTGATTTGTCGTTTGTCTGGTCGCACAAGGCGCGGCTCTGGTTCATCGAAGACGGCACGCTGAACGCTTGGTATCTGCCGACGAACGCCTTTGGCGGGTCTGCTACAAAATTCCCGCTCACTGGCCTCTTCCGTCTGGGCGGCGCGCTGATGTTCGGCGGGACTTGGACCGTGGATAGCGGCTCCGGCATTGATGATATGCAGGTGTTCGTCACGACCGAGGGCGAGGTTGCGATCTACCAAGGCACAGACCCCGCGTCGGCGTCTACATGGGCGGTTGTGGGGCTTTACCGCATCGCCCGCCCGCTGAACAAGCAGGCATGGTTCTGGGCAGGTTCTGACCTGTTCATCATGACCGAGGAAGGCATTGTCGCTATTTCGCAGATCATGTCAAAGGACCGTGCGCAGCTTCAAGCGTCCGCCCTGACGACAGCGATTGAAGACTTGTGGCGCGCTACCATCGGGCGGCGCACCGCAACGTCAAAGTTTCCCGTCACTGTCTGGCCTTCGGAAAGCCTGTTTGTGATCGGTGTCCCGTCGACTACCGGGAACCCGACTTGCCTCGTTGCCAATACCAGAACGGGCGCATGGTCCCGCATTCTGGGATGGGATGTGCGTGCAATCCGCGTGTTCAATGATCGGCTTTACTACGGCGACGATGCGGGCGCGATCTACCGGGCCGATAACGGCGGGTCGGATGCCGGGAATGAGTATGTCGGTTTCTACGTGCCGAAGTTCCAGGAATACGGGACCCCGGATTGGAAGTCTGCGCTACACGCCCGCGCATCGTGGCGGTCGGATGTGACGGCAAAGGTTCGGCTTGTGGCCTATTCAAACTACGTCGCCAATACACTGCCCGCCTTACCCGCCGCGATGACTGAAAACAAGTCCGGCATCTGGGGCACATCGGGCCAGAAATGGGGCAGCGGCAAGAAGTGGGGCGCGGCTGAACCTGTTGTCGCCGGGACCGATTGGCAGTCGGTAAACGCGGGCGGATATGCCCTTGCGCCGGGCCTTGTGATTGTCAGTAACAGCGACACCAAGCCCGTGTTTGAGATTGTATCGCTTCACCAGCGGTTTGAGGTGGGGACCGCGATTTGATCGTCTACGGTCAGCATGTCGCTGACTTTGTGGCCATGCAAATCCCCGGTTGCGCCCGTGGTTTCGGGGCGTGCAAGGCCATCGGTTTTGTTGATGATGGCAAGCTGGTGGCGGGTGTCGTCTACCACAATTGGAACCCCGAAAGCGGGGTCATCGAAATGTCGGCGGCATCGCTTAACCGGGCGTGGCTGACCAAGGAACGCCTAGCCGCAATCTTTGATTATCCATTCGGCTTTTGCCGGATGGTTTTGACCCGGCAAAGCGAAACCAACCGTCGCGCGCTCCGCATCTGGCGCAGCCTTGGCGGGAAAGAATACCGCATACCCGACTTAAGAGGGCCGGGCGAAGCGGAGATCATTTTCACGTTGTCCGCCGATGACTGGCGGGCTGGAAAGTTTAAGGGGGTTTCCGATGGGAAAACCGCAAGCGCCCGCGCCGCCTGATCCGAAGGAAACTTCTGCAGCCGCTACCGGGACCGCCGTTGCCACGTCGATTGCCAACACGTCGCAAGGCAATGTGAACCAGTCAAATCCCTATGGGTCGCTCACCTATGAGCAGACCGGGACAACCTCGTTCACTGACCCCTATACCGGGTTGACATACGAAATCCCGCAATATTCCGCGAACACCACGCTTTCGCCGGAACAGCAGGCGATCTACAATAACCAGACCGCCATGCAAACGTCGCTCGGATCGGCAGGTGCCACGGCTGCGGCTGGCTTTGCCCCGACGCAAACGGCGGTTCCGACCTATAACAACTATTCGACCAGCGCGGGCTTAAACACGAATTACGGCACCAGCGCGGGGCTGAATACGGTTTACGGGTCGGAAGACTACAGCGCAGATCGGGACGAGTATGAAGCGGCGCTTATGGCCCGCATGGAACCGTCCCTATCGGCGCAGCAAGAGGCGCTTGATGCCAGCCTAGCCAATCAGGGCATCGGCTACGGGGCCGAAGCCTACAACGACGCGCAACTGACCCAATCGCAGGCACAGAACGACGCTGAAATGGCGGCGATCCTGGCTGCGGGTGAAGAACAGCAGCGCATGTATAACATGGACATGTCGGCGCAGACCGCCAGCAACGCGGCGCTGCAGCAAGAGTTTGCGAACCAAGCATCCGGGCTGACGAACCAGAACAACGCGCTTCAGCAAGAGTTCAGCAACTTCAATTCTGGCACGGGCGCAAACAACTCGAACCTGTCAAACACCTTCACGCAATCCATGCAGTCGCAAAACGACTACATGAACCAGATTATGACGATGCTAGGCGCATCCTCCCCGACAGCGCCGAACTTCCCCGTGAACCAGCCGTCGCCCATCCCGACGACTGACAACGCCGGAATCATCAACAACAACTATGCGCAAGAGCAGGCCGCGTATCAGCAGCAAATGGCTCAATATAACAGCATGTGGGGCAACCTCTTTGGGCTTGGCGGCGACGCCTTGGCGGTGATTTGATGAACGGGAACTATAAACAGCAGATCGTCAACATGCTTCAGGGGATGCCGGGCGCACCGCGTCCGCCCATGAACAAAATCCAGCCACCCCCCGCGCAAATGCCGCGCCCGCCCATGGCACAGCCGCCGATGGCTCAACCCCCGATGGCAAGGCCGCCGCAGAATTACCAGCCCGGCCCCATGCCCCCCAAACCTCCGGCTAAACGGGTGTATTAATGCTTCAGTATCTCTTCGGTGAAGGGACGGACACGCCGACAGCGCAACAGCTTGCCCAAAAGCGTGCGCAGATCGAGGCGATGCAAGCCCGTCAGTTGGGGTCGCAGCCGCGTGACGTGGGCGAAGGGATACGGGCTATTGGCTCGGCGCTGTTTGCACGCATTGGCGACCGTCGCCTAGCCCCTCGGGAAGCGGCGGAAACGCAACGATCCACGGAAGCGTTCCAGCAAATCCTGGCTGGCCTTGGCGGCATGCCTTCAGCGCCCATGGCTGCCCCCGTGGCGGCCCCTGCGCCTGTTGCGGCACCTGTGGCCCCGACGCCCCCGCTTGGGGCTTCTGTGCCGCCTGTAGCCACGTCTCCGCTGCCCCCGTCCGATTTGCCGCCGCAGATTGGCGCGGCGGTTGATCGTGTCGCGCCCCCGGTTGCGCCGCCTGCCCCCCCGGTATTGGACGCGACAATCTCCAGCATGGGCGCTCCGGAAAGCAATTTCCCGGCCAGCCTTGTCACGACCGAAAGCGGCGGCAACTGGGGCGCTCTCAACGATGTCCCCGGCGCTGGCGGTCACACCGGACACGGCGGGCGGTTGCAGTTCGGAACGGCACGACTGCAGGACGCGGCAAGCGCTGGCGTCATCGCCCCGATGACCGCACAAGAATTTGCGCAACAGCCGCCCGAAGTGCAGATGGCGGTCGAGCAATGGCACTTCGAGGATATCGACAACTTCATCCGGCAGAACGGGCTGGACCAGATGATCGGGCAGACGATCAACGGTGTCCCTGTCACGCTGGACGGTATGCGGGCAGTCGCGCATCTTGGCGGCACTGGTGGGCTTGAGCGGTTCATCACGTCGGGCGGCCAATACAACCCTGCAGACGCAAACGGCACGTCGCTGCAGGACTATCTGGCCACGCACGGCGGCTCCGGTGGGGGCATGTCTCAAAGCGCGCCCCTGACCGAAGTCAGCAGATCGACCATGGGCGGCGCGGCCCCGGCTGGCGGCGCGAATATGCAAATCATCATGCAATTGGCCGAACTGGCGGGAAACCCGTATTTGCCGGAAGGGCAGCGCATGATTGCGCAGATGCTCATTCAACAGCAAGTCGGACAGGCGTTTGCGCCCCCGCCGTCGCAGATGGACCAGATAGAACTGGAGCGGGCGCGGCTTGAACTTGAACAATTGCGCAATCCGGGTTCGGATGTTCCCGACAGCATCGCGGCTCTTGAGTATCGCGCACAAGCGGCGGGGCTAACCCCCGGCACGCCTGAATATCAGCAATTTATGGCATCCGGCGGGCGCGAAAACAGCGGCATGGGCATGCGAATTGACCCGGCCACTGGTGCTGTCGAGTTTGTGCAGGGCGACGTTCGGTTCACTGAGGCGCAGTCAAAGGACAACGTTTATATCACCAGGGCTGAAGGCGCTTTGGCAGTTCTGGACGCGCCTTTGGAGGATGGCGGATATCGGTCTGACATTCTGACATCGCGTGGCAACCAAGCGGCGGGCGCTGTCCCGTTTGGCTTGGCTCGCGGCATGCAGGATGACGAGTATCAGGTCGCACAACAGGCGGGCCAAGAGTTCCTTATGTCCATTCTTCGGAAGGACACGGGGGCGGCCATTACAGCGGATGAACAGGCGCTCTACGGCGAGATTTATCTACCGCAGCCGGGCGATCAACCGCCTGTTGTGGAAGCGAAGCGCGTTGCCCGTATTCGCGCAATGGAGGCCATGAGTTCGGGCACAAACAGCCTGCAGCAAGCAACAATCGACCGTGCCGCCATTGAAGCGGCGCGACGGGTTGCCGAAACGGCAAACCCCGCACCCGAAGAAGGCGGGAACAGCGTCTTGCGCTGGAACCCGGACACCATGGATTTTGAGGCGGTCGAATGATTACGGTCAACCTGCCTGACGGCACAAAGCTGGAGTTTCCCAACGGCACGCCGCCGGACGTGATGCGCGAAGCCATCACTAATCGTTTCGGCGGGGCGGCCGCGCAACAGACTTTACCGCCGTCGCAGGATGCCCCCGGCGGCGTCAACGTCAACCCGCAAGCCGCCCGCGAACTGGTCCAGAACCTTGGCGAATTGGACGGCGATATTGCCGCCATGGCTGCAGGGGCGCGGGATTGGACTGGCGGCGGGTTCATGGAGAACGTTGACGCAGCCGTGATCGGTGGGCTGCTCGGGGGCACGCCTGACGGTGCTACTGGTGTTGACCTGCTCAACTATGACCAGCCGACAGGCGAACGTTATGCCGGGATGCGCGACCAAGACCGCGCCCGCATGGATGCCTACCAAGATGAAAGCCCGCTCGCGTTTGGCGTTGGCAATGCCATCGGCGGCGTCATCTCGTCCGTTCCCTTTGCGCCAAAGGTTCCGCCGACTGCCGGGATGCGGGAAGTCATGCGGTCGCTTGGCCTTTTCGGGGCAACCGAAGGCGCGGTTTTGGGCGCGGGCACGGGCGACGGCGAGACGATGGGGGATGTAGCCACCGACGCTGCGCTGGGGGCTTTGGTAGGCGGCCCATTGGGCATGGCTGCCGTCCCGGCAGTCGCTGCCGTGCAGCGTGCCGTCACAGACCCGCTAGGCGGCGTGATGGGGGCAATTCGCGGCGTGGGCAACCCTGCCCGTGCAGGGCGTGTCGTGTCGCGGGCTTTCCAGCGTTCTGGGCAGACACTGCCAGAAACACAGCAGGCGCTGTATCAGGCGGCTATGGAAGGGCAGGACGTGTTCCGCACGGCTGATGCTCTTGGCAACCCCGGTCAACGCATGTTGGCAGGTGTAGCGCGGTCGCCCGGTGATGGGTCGCGGGAAATCACGGAATGGCTCAACAGCCGCCAGATGGGGCAGAATGAGCGTGTCAGCAGCTTTGTCGCCGATGCAATCGACACGCCCCAGACCGCAAACGCGCGCCAGTTGCAGCTTCAAGCGGAACGCAGGGCTGACGCTTCCGCAAACTATGGCGATGCGCGCATGGAAGCGCAGCCTGTCGACGTGCGCGGCGCGCTTTCAATCATTGATGACCGTTTGGGCCAGATCAGCGCACCGGGAATGGGCGCTACTGTCGACATGTCGCCAATTGACCGGACGCTGCAGCAATTTCGCGCCCGCCTTGCTGTGCCTTCCTCGCGCCTGCCTCAAGGCACGAACAGCATGGAACTGTCCGACTTCAGCCGCGTGTTTGAGGTCAAAAAGGAACTGGACGGGGCTATCGGTGCGGCTACCCGTGCTGGTGACGGCTTCCAAGTCCAGATGCTTACGACGCTGCGCAACACGCTTGACGATGCCTTGGCAGAAGCCAGCCCGCCCTATAGCGGCGCGCGGGACACCTATCGCCAGCAATCCCAAGTGATTGACGCAGTTGACCAAGGCCGGGATGCGTCTCGCGCCCAAGTGCGCACGCAAGACGCCTTGGACGTTTTCAACAGCCTCGCCCCGCAACAGACAGCCAACCCCAACAACCTGCCCGCAGGCGGCATGTCGACGCCTAACCCGCAAGACGGTTTTCGCGTGGGCTATGTCGATCCGCTCTTGGCCCGCCTTGAAAGCGCACCGCCCGGCACTGACGTTTCTCGGCAATTCACGACGCCAAAGACGCAGGAAATGTTGAACGCCATTTCGGATGACCCGGAATTGCTGGCCCGTCGCATCGCCCGCGAACGGCAGATGTTTGACACGCGGAGCATGGCAACAGGCGGATCACCCACGGCCAATCTGTTGCAGGACATCGCCGATGTGGGTGACACATCGCCGAACCTTGCGCAAATGGCCATGAACCCGCGTCAGGCAATCATTCAGGCGCTCGGCACAAAAGCCGGAAATTTCATCAACGGCACCAATGAGCAGACCCGCCAGATGATTGCGCGTGTTCTCATGTCCGCCGACCCGCAAGCCGAACTTGCCCCGCTTCTGCAAGCCGCGATGCAATCCCAGATCGGCAATCGGTCAGGCGAGGCTCTACTGCGGCAAATGGGCTATCAGGCTTTACTGCCTAGCCAGTGAACCAAGCGGCCCACGCTAGCCAAAGAAGCGGCACCGCCCCGAGGAAATAGACGCTGGCGGGCAAGCCCCATCCCCCACCCCCGGCGTCTTCGTCTCTCTTCGCTCGCCAAAGCATATAGGCGAGGAACCCCGTCAAAATGTTCCCGCCGATCACGGCCCCGATGATCTGAAAAAAATACGTGGCTTCCATCCCCCCAAGTTGGGGGCGCGGCTGCGCTCTGTCAACACATCACAAGATTTAAGGAACAGCCCATGCCCCGAAATGGCTCTGGCGTCTATTCATTGCCTGCAGGCTCTATCGTTACTGATGGCGTGGACGATATCCTGGCCAGTCAGCATAACGGGCCACTGCAAGACTTAGAATCGGACATGAACGAAGTCCGCCCGATTGTTGCGGGCGGGACGGGCGCTAGCACGGCATCGGCGGCACGAACGGCGCTCGGGCTTGATACTATGGCCACGCAAGCGGCGTCTGCGGTTGCCATTACGGGCGGCACGATTACGGGCGTGACTGCGCTACGCGGCCCGAACGGTTCAGCGGCAACCCCTGGCCTGACGTTCTCGTCACAGACAGACATGGGGCTGTATAACAGCACGTCAAACGTGATGGGCATGGCAACGGCGGGCGTTATGCGTGCAACGGTTTCGTCGGTTGCACTTACCATGGCTGTGCCAGTTCATGCGCAGGCAGGCACCACCACGGCCCCAAGCATTGCGGGTTCTGGCGACACAGACACGGGCATCAGCTTTCTTGAAAGTGACCGCTTGCTGTTCCTGACGGGCGGTGTCGAGCGGGCGCGGTTCAATAACGGCGGGTCGCTGTTGATTGCACAATCGACACTGACAAACCCCGGTGTCGGGTCGACAACCACGGGCCACGCCTTGACGCCTGAAGGTCGCTTGCACGCATCGGCGGCGGACACCTACGCGGCGGGGTTCAACGTCAACACGGACGGAAACATTGTCCGCTTTGGCAATTCCGGCTCTGCGGCTGGCACTATCAGCGTGTCCGGGCTGACGACAGCTTACAACACTTCGTCGGATTACCGTCTCAAGGACGCTCTGCCTTGGCAGGGTGAATATGACCCGATTGCGACGGTCAAGGAACTCTCGGCGCTTCTGCGGTTCTATGCGTGGAAGGCTGACGGCAAGCAGGAACTCGGCTGGTTTGCGCATGAGTTGCAAGCCGTTACGCCCGAGGCAGTCACGGGCGAAAAGGACGGCGCGGACATGCAAGGCCGCGATGACGCAAAGCTGGTCAAGCATCTGGTCGCTGCGGTTGCCGATCTGATCTACCGCGTTGAAGCGTTGGAGAATGCGTGATGCACATTGGGCTTGGCCTTGGCGTCAACCGCCAAAGCGGGAAGGGCGCGGATGACGCTTATTTCAATGACTGGTTCCTTGTTTCAGGCACATGGGACGAGGACGGGCTTTGGCGCAATGGCGCGCTTTGGAATGACGAATGGTTCCTTGAGCGTGGCTATTGGCACCGGGGCGGCTACTGGATTAACGCGGAGGCTTGGTAATGACCATTACAACTGATTTTGCAGGGAACGAAGTAAAGGCAACGGTCAAATCCCGCGTTGTGGAAATCCTTGAGTATTACAACGGCTCCGGTTCAACCGCCGCTTACTCAACTTGGGGTGATGCTCAAAACGCGATCAACACGCTTGCGCCTGCGGCCTATGATATCGCTGAAGGTGAGATTGCATCATCTTTCCGGTCAAAGCTGAACTGGCTCAACGACCCGACCGAAATCAAATTCCGCATGACGCATGGTCGGGTTGATTTTGTCGGCATCGGTGACAGCAATCAGGTTTACAGCGGGCACGGTTGGGACCATGGATTCCAAAAGGCCCTGATCGACGCGGGCTACCAAATGTTTGCAACGGGCCTGATTGTCAACAATGAGGCAAACGGCACAGGCTCCAGCCTTGGGTATGAGTATGGCCGGAACGGGCCGGGGGGCAGCGGATTGACGGGTGCCACGACTGGCGCGCCCGCTGATCTTGAGAAATACATGGACCGGGGCGCGGGCACGTTGTTCCCGTCTTTCTATTATTCCTATGTCGCCAGCGGTAGCAGCATTTCAGCGGTCAACAACGGGCTGATGCTGCAACCGGGCGGTTCGATTGACGAAACGGCGGCACTTGATTTTGACCACTGGTGGGGGTCATTCACAACCGGGGTCGGGTCATTCTCTCGGTATCTGCGGCGCGGCGAAGCGCCTTTCACTGAAATCGTGAACCCGCCGTCCATTAGCACCAACACGGGCGCTTTCGGCATGAACCGCTCAACGGTTTCGGCCACTGCAAACGCGGGGCGTGCGGGCTGGCGCATTCAATTCCTTGCCGCCAATGCCGCAACCGGGCCTTACTTCGGCACGTTCATGCGGGTGCGCCAGCCTGACCGGACAACAGGCTTTTCCTATAGCACGCTGAACTATCGCGGCGGGCAATCCACACGCACCGCAGCCTATGACTTGCAAGAGGCCAGCGATGAAACGCTGACCCACTTCTTCGGCATTTTGCGCGAGGATCAGGACCAAGCACTCAAGACGATTGTGATCGTCATCAATGAGGGCTTGAACGACCGTAACGAAACGCTGGCATCTGTCGGGCCTGCGGCGGTTGCGGATGGTGACAGCCCCGAGGCTTTCGTTGACAACCACACGGCCATTGTTCAACGCATTCAAGCAATCTGGACGCTGAACGGATGGGACCAAACGGAACTGTTCTGGCTGTTCATGCCGTCGCACCCGATTGACGAGCCGGATGATACTGAACTGGTCGCCTATCGGTCTGCTTTGGCAACCTATGCGTCCAGCCTTGACCACGCGCAAATCATCAACCTTGCCAGCCTGACCGACGAGGCAACGATGCTGACAAATAGCTGGTATGCCGTGCCCGTGTCGGAACAAATCCATCTATCCCAAGCGGGGTATGAGGGCTTGGCGGCGCTTGCCGTGGCTGACTTCGATTAAACCTGACGGCCCCGACCAACGCGCCAACGAAGGCCGGGACCTAACCATCTCCGCATGAAAGGACATGCAGCATGGCTGAAGCACTACAAGGTAACGACCGCGTGAATCTGCAAGTAGGGGAAACCATACCTTGCCACATTTTGGCGGTGTGCTGACATGGTAAACACATCGACCACGACCGCGCAGATCGCAACCTTGATGACCCTTGTCGAGGGGATTGACGGTCGGATGCGCGAGGACCGCGCCGAACGCGACGAGGAACGGAAAGAGACACGCGCCACACGCGAGGCCATGCAGGCGGAACTGCGGGCGCTTACAGATGCGGCCAAGTCTATGGATGCGCGGATGAGCAAGGTTGAACCCGTCGCCGATATGGTCAAGTCCTGGCGGTTCATGGCAATGGGCGCGCTCGGGCTGATTGCCATTTTCGGCGCGGCGATTACCGGGACGCTGAAATGGCTCGGCATCACGTGGACGCAGCCGTGACCCTCTCGGCATGGCTTCACTTCCTAATCTACAGGGATAGCAGCACATCCCTCTGCGGGCGCGCCTACGCGCTCAAGGACGCCCATCCTTTTTGGGCGCTATGGGTGAGGGTGTTTGGCCTGCGTCACTGTAGGCGGTCGTTTTTCTGGCATCTGGAGCGGCAATGAATATCACGACATGGGCCACGACTGACGGCCTGCATATCTACAACGATGGCAAGCCTGTGGCGTTCATCCCGGTTGCGCAGTTTCCGGGTCTGATTGAGGCGCTTGCAAGGATGCTGCCACGATGACACCGGATCAAATCGAAAATCTGCGGATTGCTGACACCATCATTGACCGGGCCATGTCGGGCGTGACCCGTCATCGGCTTATCCATGACGAGGAAGAATTGCCATTCGTGCGGGCCTATTACTACCTGCGCGAGACACTGGCGATGATGGCCGAAAATGCCAAGGACGACCATGAGCGTATCACGGCGGGGATGAACCCCGGCTGATAACTTCCACTCTGCGCCAACGGAGTATTCCCCATGATCAAGTCAACCCTAGCCGCTCTGGCGGTAGTCTTTGCCGTGCCTGCTGTTGCCCAACAATGCGCCCCCCGAGATGACATGATTGCGGCGCTGGCCCGCGTCTATGGCGAGGTTCGCGTGTCGCAGGCGCTGGACCACAACAACTTTCTGATTGAGGTATTCGCCAACCCGGTTTCAGGATCTTGGACCGCTGTCCTGACAACCCCCGACATGCAGGCGTGTATCGCAGCGGCGGGGACAGAATACGAATACATCGGGGAACAGCCGGGCGTAGACGGATGACGCCCCGGCAGCAAGAGGCGCTTGATGCCCTTGAGCAATACGGGTCCATCAAGAAGGCAGCGGCGGCTTTAGGCATCCATAAGTCATCGCTGCAAGAACGGCTGCGGACAGCCAGACGCAACGGCGACAAGCCCGTCAAACTGACAGCGGCTTACAACTTAGACCGGGGCGAACGCACCCCGGCAGAGGCATGGGACGGCCACGCGGACGCTTTTGAACGGTCGGTGTCTAAGACCATCAAGAACCGCTGGCCCGTCATCAATCGCCCGCGTGGTCCGTTCTGCATCTTCCATTCGACCGACGAGCATCTTGACGATGACAAGACGCCTCTCAGGCTTATAGAGGCCGATATTCGGGCCGCACACGGCATGGGCGCAATCATGTGCCATGGCGGGGACGCGCTGAACAACTGGCCCATGGCGGGCAAATTGGCGGCGCAATGGGCGCAACAGCAATGCACCGCCCCCGACGCACTTCTGCGGCTCAAGCACTTCATCAAGATATTCCGGCCTGACGTATGGACGGACGGCAACCATGAGGAAATGAACCCGTATCTGGACCAACTGATAGCGGAGGTTCTGCCTGCCAACGTGATCCGCGATTATTGGACGGCACGTTTCCGGGTCGAGACGCCAGATGGCAGACCCATTCGCGTCACCATGTCCCACAAGTTTCAAAAGGGATCGTCCTGGTTTCACAAGGCGCATGGGCATATCCGCGAAATGCTTGAAGGCGAGGAAGCCGACTTGCTGATGGACGGGCATATCCATTGCGACGGCGTTCTTGACCACACGTTGCCAGAACGGGGCCACGCGGCGCTCTGTGTGGCATCGGCGGGTTACAAGATCGTTGACCGATACGCGGCGCGGATCAGCCGGGGCGGCGTCATTCCCAAGCTGCGCGGGCGGGCGCATTGGATCATCGCCGATCCTCTGGCGGACTTTGACGAGAACCTACTTACCGCCTTCAAGTCGGCGGAACAGGCTGAAGCCTACTTGAACGGGTTGCAGAACCTACGGGCTGCGTAGGTGCCAAATGGCACATTGCAGCCGCTTTTTTGCCATCCCCCACAATCAACAGGAACCGACATGACCTATGATGTGCGCGCTATGCAGGCGCGGCTGGTGTCCATGGGCTTTGATCCCGGCCCGGTAGACGGAGCATGGGGGCCGCGCACCCGTGCCGCT